CTATGCGAAACGCACGCCAAAACATGCGAACGCATGCGACGCATCTGCGAACGCATCAAAAAACGGTGCTCCGTCTCCGTCTCCGTCTCCGTCTCCGTCTCCGTCTCCGTCTCCGTCTCCGTCTCCTACGTTATCTTTGTCGGCTGACGCCGACGAGCCCGAGTTGACCCTCGAATCTCCTGCCGATCCGCCACATCTGCCCCCCGCCGGTTCGGACACGAAAAAAAACAAAGGGGCGCGGCAGCGCAATGACGTGCTGGATGCACTGGCCGTAGTCGGAGGCGGTTCCGTGGAGTCGGTTACGGCTCCGATGTGGGGCGAGGCGGCCAAGGCGCTGAAGGATATTCGCGAGGTTTGCCCGGACGTGACAGCCGCAATGATCCGGCAGGCGGCCAGGGTTTACCGCGAGAAGTGGAAGAATGCCACGCTCAGCCCGTCTGCCCTTGCCAAGCACTGGCAGACGTTTGGGCCGCAAAAAAAAGAAGGGGTGGCGCGGTCGCAGGTCATTCAGGAGCCACTAGGATGGCGGATCAAGGCTCAAGAAATAGGCCTTCACTGGGTCGATGACCACACGATGTGGGCGATGCTTGAGCGTCCTGACAAGGCCCGAATCTACAACGCCATGAAAGGAGCTGCGGCATGACTCAGGAGGAACTTATCGAGCAGGAGCGCCGCGAGCAGGAGGCGATTGCCAATGATCCGCGGCTCAATATCCGCATGCCAGAGGCTCCCGAGAGCGAGCGATGGCTGTTGTGTATGCTGTTGAACTCACTGGAGGCCGGTGCTCTTGGAGAAATCTGGCACCAGCACGGCCGCCGCATGCGCAATGATTTGTTCCTGCACGAGGGGCGGCGCACGATCTATTTTCTCATCGAAGAGCTGGCGGTTTCCGGTGCCACGGCGGATGTCATCACGTTCACCGGCATGCTGCGGAATCGCAATGAACTCGACATGGTTGGCGGAGCGTCGGAAATCAGTGATTTATTTGCTCTGACGCTGGTCACGCAGGGCTTGCTGGAGCAGCATCTTGCGACGCTGGAGCAGTTCCGCATGCGGCGCGGCATGTTGAAAGCCTCATGGGCCATGGCCGCGGCAGCCAAAGACAGCACCGTGGATTGCAAACAAGCGCTGGAGCGTGCGGAGGGCGATTTGTTCAACCTGCACGAGCAGACTTCCAAGCGTGGCACGCGACATATCCGTGAAGTTTTGCCCGTGGTGGTCGAAGAGATCGACATGGCGTATCAGAACAAAGGCCATATCGCAGGCGGTTTGCAGCTTGGCTTCACCGATCTGGACCGCATCACGATGGGATTGAAGACCGGACTGTTTGTCATTGCTGCTAGACCTTCACGAGGAAAGACCGTGCTGGCCTGTCAGATCGCGCTCAATGTCGGCACGGGGCGCGGGCACTACAAGGAATTTGCTCAGACGCCGGTGCCTGTGCTGTTCTTCTCACTGGAGACAACAGACCGATCCCTTACGCGGCGCATGCTGCTCAACGAATGGCAGGTGCCCATTTCCAAGGCTCGCGATGGGATGATGAAGCGTGAGGAACAGCAGAAGATGGGCGAGGCAGTCAAGACATTGGCCCGCAGCCAGATCTACCTGCACGAATCCTTTGGCATGAGCATCCAAGAGCTTCGTGCCACGGCCCGCATGCTGATTCAGCGCTTGCCTGAACGGACGGACAAGCTGCCCAAGTGCATCGTGCTGATCGACTACCTGCAACTTCTGAGTAGCAACACCAAGCGGGCACAGTTGAGCAGGCAGACCGAGATCGCCGAAATCAGCACGGGCCTGAAGCACCTCGCGCATGAGTTCGACATCCCGGTGATTTCACTAGCCCAGCTCAATCGTGAGGGTGACAAGTCGCGCCCCGGTATGGCAGACCTTCGCGAAAGCGGCCAGATTGAGCAGGACGCCGATTACATCGGCTTGATCTGCGATGCGCCGGAAGGCTTTGGCGGTGGCGACAATGGCGAAGTGAGCGCCGATGAGTTCATGGGCTTCGATCTGGCCAAGAACAAAGACGGACCCGTAACCACCGATGGCAACCCGCTCGTGTTCTACTTCGACAAGAGCATCTTCCGCCTCCGCAGTTGGACGGACAGCCTGTATTCCAACAACCCCAGCAACTACCAAGCGGGCTACCAGCGCGAAACCAAGGCCGTGCAGCGGAAACAAGGCGGCAAGCGCAAAGACGATAATTGGGCCGAAGGCCTAACCGAATAAGTTTCAACTCCCAAACACCACACCCACACACATCATGGCCAATAAACTCAACGCCTATCTCGACCTTGCCAAGCTGCAAGGTGCCTATCGTCTGCGCCTCAAAGGCAAAGACTGCATTGTGATTAACCTCGACGAAGCCCGCGCGAAGCCATCGCCCAAAAATGCGGAGCGCGTTTACCTCTCGCTTTCACTCGTGCCAAATCGCGACGGCAAAGACGACTTTGGAAACACCCACTGGATCTGCGAGCCCACGACCAAAGCCGAGCGCGAAAGCGCCAATCCGCCCAAGTTCCCGATTCTCGGCAATGCCCGCGAGTATGACGACCACGGCGGCAGCCAGCGCACCGCGCGCCCCGCCGCAGGCTCGCCCGTGACCAGCGGCAGCGAGGCACCCATGGCCGACGGCATGGAAGACGATGACATTCCGTTTTGAACTGTGAGGGAAATGCACACAACGATGAGATGACGAGCCCCCACAACAAAGCAAAAAGCCATGAGTGACCAGACACCTACCCCAGAGCCAAAAGACCCTGATGCTCCAAGCCGCTGTGGGGGTCGTCGTCCATCGCCTGGTTCTCCGATTCCGGCGCTTGAATCGTCTGTTTTGAATATCGGAACCGCTGTCAATGATTGCGAATGGGCAAAATCAAAGTGGATCGACGGCGAATGGGATGACTGCGTGATGTGGATCAATAACGCCATCAGCCAGCTTGAATCCGCGCGTTCAAAAATCCAAGCGCACCAAAAAGAGGAGAACAGTTGAATTAACCCCACCGCTATTCTGAGTTAACATGACAAACCCAGACACCCAGCTCGTCATTGAAGCCCTGCATGCAGGGCAGGAGGCGCATCCGGTCATTGAGCCGTTGGCGTTGGATGAGTTGCTGGTGCTGGGCGAGGAAGGCGCGGCGGAGGCGGTGGCGGCGCGGGCGGATGCGATCCGCGAGATGGCGGAGCAGCCGTTGGATCATGGCTGGGTGCCGCAGGATTGGTGGTTGTTCCTGCTGGAGCTGTGCCGGAAACGGCTGGAGCATCCAGGGCGTGTGCTGGAGGTGCTCGTCAGCGGCGGGATTCGTGCGGGCAAAACGCATGTGGCGGCCTCGCTGGCGGTGCAGCATTGGAAGCATGCGCAAAAGGCCACGGTGTTTTGCATGTCGAGGCGCGAGGAGGACTCACAAAATCTTCAGCAAAAGCCCATCGAGTCCTTTTTGCCGCCCGAGGCGCTCGGCGGTGCAGCGGGCAAGATCAAGCAGGACAAGCACCAGAAGGCGAAGTTCAGTGGCGGCAAGTTCACGGACAACCAGTTCAGCCGCTACCTCATCGTCACCGGGGCCAATGGCGAGCGCTACACCGGCGGCGGCATGGTGCAGTTTCGCTTCTTCACGCAGGAACTGGAGAGCTTCCGAGGCTACGCGCTCACGTTTGTGTGGTCGGACGAAGGCATTCCCGTCGATCACGTCAAGGCGCTCAAAGATCGTCTTGCGTCGCGAGCCATCGAAACGCAGCGCGATGAGCACCGGAAGCAAATGCTTGCCCTCGAAAGCTACCTCGTGCCGCTGGCCGACGGTGTGCCCGGTGCCAAACGGCCGCATGGCGAGCTGCTGGGGGCGCTCATGCACGGCGTGCATCTCATCACCTACACGCCGGAGGAAGGCTTCACGCCCACCGTGCGCTACTTCATGCAGGGCGCGGTGAAGCCCGACAAGTTCAAGGTCATCGCCCCCGAGCTGGCGGCAAAGGGCGGCTGCAAAGATCCGCGTGTGCCGAAGATCGCGTATCCGCTGGAGCCAACGCGGTTGGTTTGCTACCTGCACACCGCCGCGAACAAATACGTCAACGTCTATCCCCAACTTTCCAAGGACTACGCCGGAGCCGATGAGAAGACCATCCGCATCAAGCTCTACGGCGACGCCGAGGCGGCGAGCCGCAGTGAATTCGAGGCCGTGTGGAAACCGGAGCAGCATCTGTGCGATTGGAAGGATCTGCCGCGTGATGGCACGCTCTACGAGATCATCGACGGCGCAGAGGCGAAGCCGTTCTTCATCGGCTGGTTCATTGTCGATCCGATGGGCCGGTTCTGGCAAGCGCAGGAATGGCCGTGCGAAAGCATCGCCATCGACGACATGATGCCCGGCCCGTGGGCTGTGATGTCCGAAAAGGACCGCATGAACGGCGACGAAGGCCCGGCGCAGAAGCTGCGGCTCGGTTGGAACTTCGAGCAGTATGCCGAGCTGGTGTGGCAGATGCGGCATCGCCTGCTGGAGAAAATGAAAGAAACCGGCGGCGAGTGGCAGGGGCGCGTCGTTCAGCATCCCGTCAAAAGCGGCGATGCCCTTCTGTGCGCCGAGCCCTTCGAGACGTATGGCGATCCTCGCTGGAGCCAGTGGAAGAGCGGAGCCACCGGAGCAACGATTCAGCAGGAGTTCTACGATCTGCCCAATGGCTTCACCATCCTCGTGCCCGATGGCGTGCGCGTGCAGGAAGGCCTGGCGCTGGTGCGCGATGCCTTTGCCACCACGATCCTGATGCAGCCCAAAGCTCGCGTGAACCGCGAATGCACCAACACCATCTTCGGCCTGCAAAACTTCACCATTCCCGACTACGCCGAGCAGACCAAACGCAAGGACGAAGCCTGCAAAGACCCCGTGGATGTGTGGCGCTATTTCTGCCTCGCTGGGCCACGGCATTTGAATCGCGACCGCTTGAAGCGCAGGCCGGAGCAGGAATTTGGCTATTGAGCCGCAACGCAAGACAATCAGACCATGAGCATCACCATTGATCAAATCACCCTAGACACACCTGTCGATGACGGGCTTGTCGCCCTTTCAGCGTATGGCAAGCCTCGTTTGTCCCGAATGGATAAAGGCTGGCTGTGCAGTGTCGAAGTGCATTCTTCGGCCAAGGGCGCATCCATCGACGTGCGATCTGAATTTAACTGTCAGACGCCCAAACAGGCCATGCTGCAATGCTGCGTGCGCTTGCATGATCTCGTCACCAGCATCACCGCTGCTGCGCAGTCGGCTGGTGGATTGGCTTTTCCTCAATCTTAACCCCATCATCGCATGAGCATCACCATCGATTTATCAGAAATCAACTTTGGCCTTGGCTGCATGTGGCTTGCGGCGGGCTTCATCATTGGCTGCGCGTTCCTCGCCAGCGGCCTGTCGCAAATCGGAAAACAATAATCCTATGACCACCACCACCACCGACACTCCCACCACCACGCCCGAGGCCGTTTTGGCTGCGCGGCTGAATGTGCCTCGTGAATCCTTCAAGCAATGGCGCGAGAGCGGTGCGTTGCAGGAGGCGATTCATTACCTCAAAGATGGCCGCGCTTACCACGTCACCGCCGAGGGCGAGGCGGAGGTGCTGCGGCTCATCGGCCTGCAAACCGCGCCCCCGGCTCCGGTGAAGATCGCCGTGCTGGCGCAGGCGGCGGGTGCCATGCCGCGCATCCTGCGTTGCAAGCCCGCCGATGGTGGTGCCATGGTCAGCGTGCGCCTCACCGGCCCTCGCGTGTTTGCCTCGCAATTCCGTCGCAACATGCGCCTCGAAGTCACGCCCACCGATGTGGCAGGCATCTTCGAGTATGACGGCCCTGTTCCCCGCAAAACCCGCATTTAACCACCACATCACCACTCCATGACCACCAAACCCATCTTTTACCCCATCATTGACAACGGCATGGGCCTTTCCGTCACTGGCTGGGCCGTCAGCATGATGGCGGCGCTGCAAGGCCAAAGCGTTTTCTGCCATCTCAGCACACCGTATCCAGGCTATGCCATGGACATTGCCACCAAACAGTTCCTCGAAAGCGATTGCGAGGAAATGATCGTCATCGACACCGATCTCGTGTTCAAGCCGCAGGACCTCGCGCACCTGCGGGAACATGATGAGCCGCTGGTGTTCGGGCTTTACTCCAAGCGCACCGTCAAGTTTGACCCGCCCGTGGTGCCCATCGTTGGGCAGGAAAACCCGGCGCTTCAGCCCGGCGTCTTGTGGGAGGTGCAGAAGACCGCCCGCGGCTTCATGCGTGTGCATCGCAGCGTCTTCGAGACGATGCGCCCGCATGTGAAGCTCATGGAAAACACTGAGTTTGGCAGCATGCACTGCTACTGGCCCACTTCCTACGACGGCACCAGCGAGGACTTCGCCTTCTGCGCCAAGTGGCGCGAGCTCGGCGGTCGCGTGCTCATCGACAAACGCGTGTTCGTCGGCCACGTCGGTCAGGCGAAGTTTCCGATCATGAAGTGATCCTTGTATGAACTCAGACCTTGGAACCTATCACATCCGCGTGCAATTCACCAACGGCACGGGTTATCTGTGCGTCGTGCAAACCGGCAGGCGCTACACGGAGGGCGCTCAAGGCTGCCATCCCTTGGATGCGGAGGCGATTTTGCCGCCGTTCACCAACGAGGAGGAATTGTTTTCTGCGCTCAAGTATCAGCATCTTGAGGGCAATCACTCGTGCGATTGCAATCGCTTGTCGTTTTTGGCGTCTGTGGCTGGACAACCGCTAACAGAATCGCCGCCTTGTGGGCACACGCTTGAACTTCAAACGCTCACGGCTATTCGCCCCGATGGCACAGAGCATCTCTTGTGGAAACAGCCATGAAACTCCTCCTTTCCTACTCCCAAGTCTTTGAAGAACTCACGGCGTGCGGCCTGCGGTATCGTGAGGCGGAAAGCGTGCTGGCGCGGCGGGACTTGCTGCCGCCGCATCCGCATGGGCTGCATTCGCACCGCCGCTGGCTGCGGCAAACAGTGATTGACTTTTGCGCGGAAGTGCAAAAGGGTGGCATTGCCCTTGGGGAAGGGTGCGTTCGAGGCGGTTCACAGAGCACTGTGAACTCCTGCCCGTAATGTCTGAACCCGCTGAAATCTCTTCCGTCATCGACCCGGAAAAGCCGCTTGCCGATTGGAAGGTGAGCGATGCCCTGGACGAAATGGACGCCGCCTGCCGCGATGCCAGCACGTTCCTCAAGCAGATGGCGATCAACGAGCAGACGCGCAAATGTTGGTGGGACAACAAAACGGGCACCGGCAAAAAGGCCAACACCAAGAAAGCGGATGCCAAGCCCTTCAACGGCGCGGCCGATCACGAGGTGCATCTCACGCAGACGGTGATGAATCGTCGCAACGCCGCCCGCATCGCCGCACTCATGGCCGGCAGTTTGAACGTCACCCCCATGGAGAGCACCGATGCGAAGCGGGCCGGGCTCATGCGCCAGGTGCTGCGCTACTACCTGAACGGCCCCATGCGCACCGAGTTTGTCACGCAGGGCCTGCGGGCAGGCAGCTACGCCGACCGCTTTCGTGCCTCGGTGATGTATGTCGGATGGAAGGAAGAGCGCGGCGTGGAGGCCATCCAACTCACCGTGCCCATGGTGGCCGAATGGCTGCAAATGCAGACCGCCGCCGAGGCGCAGGACATGACGCTGATCGAAGGCATCGACTTCGAGGCGCTCGTGCTCGATCCCGCTCGCGAGCAGGAGCTGATCGCTTTGACCCTGCGCAATCTACCCGGAGCCGCGCAGCGTCGCAAAATCGGCGAGGCCTCCGTGAAGAAAGCGCTGGCCCAGCTCCGCGCCGGAGAGTCGCAGGCCACCGTTCATGCGGCGTATGTCAAGCGCTCCAGCCCGTGCTGGGAGGCGCTTCAGCCGTTCGTCGATGTGTTCTTCCCCTACGAAACGGTGCTGGAGGATAACCTCGAAAGCTGCCGCTGGATTGCCCGCGTGCGCTGGCGTTCGGCGCAGTGGATTCGCGAGCAGGCCGCGCTGCATGATTGGGACAAGGCCTGGGTGAAGGAAGTGCTCGAGAAGCACAAGGGCCGCAGTGCCTTGTTCAGCAACAGCATGGCCTCCTATCCGTGGGCTCTGTCCGGCGCTGGCGTGAACTGGAGCGCCCGGACCAATGGCGAGGCGCAAAATCACCTTTACCAGATCATCGAGCTATGGGACCGCGCTGTGACCAGCGATGGCCTCACCGGCACCTATCACACGATTCTGCATGCCGATGTGAAGGACAAGGTGGCAAAGCGCAAGCTGCGCATGGACTGGGACGGCTGTTATCCCTTTGTGCCGTTCACCTTCAGCCAGGATGAGCGCCTCATCCTCGACGGCTTCAGCGTGCCGGAAATCACCATGACCAAGGAGCAGGCGGTCAAAGCCCAATGGGATAGCCGCACCGATGCCGCCAGCTTGACCACCTTCCCGACGTGGACCGGCGACCCCGAGCTAGAGGGCCTGCGCCCCGCTCCGGGTGTCTTCCTGCCGTCCATCCGTGGCAAAGTGCCGCAAGCCTTGCAGATCCCGCCGCCCGATGGCCGCAGCATCGAGATCGAACGCACGCTGCGCGATTGCGTGAATGAATTCTTCGGCTTCCAAAGCAAGAACCTGCCGGACAGCGTTTCCATGATGATGGGGCAGGCCGATCTGGATTGGTTCATGCTGGCCGTCAGCCAGTGCATCGCCCGCACGGCCAATCTCATTCAGCAATACATGCCGCCGCTGCAAGGGGCTCGCATCACCGGCACCAATGAACTCGTCACCGCCAGCGCCGCCGATGTGCGCGGCGGCTTTGACTTCCAGGTGAAGTTCAACGTCAAGAGCCTCGATGTCGAATGGACCTCGAAGCATCTCGGCTTCATCAAAGACATGATCGTCCCGCTCGACAATCGCGGCCAGATCAACACCCTGCCCATCCTTGAGGCAGGCTTCAACATGCTCGATCCTACCTTGGCCGCGCAGTGCCTGCCCAAAGATGTGGACACCGCGCAGCGGCAGACGCTCGACATGGCCCGCATGCACCTCGCGGAGATATTCAGCGGCGGCGCGCCAGATGTCACCGAGGGCATGGACTTTGGCGGCCTCGCGCAAGCCGTGACCGATGAAGTCACCCGCAGCCCGCTGCGGCAGCAAACCGTCATCGGCGGCCAGCAGATCCACGTCGTGCTCACCAGCTACCTCGCAGGCCTTGTGAACAACCAGAAGCAGCACGGCGGCGAAAACGCCCGCATTGGTCGCACACTCACCGAAGATCCGCTCGCCCAGCCCAGCGCGGCGGAAAACCTGCTGGAGCAACTGCAAGCCCTGCCGGATGGCGTGAGCTTGTATCAGATGCTTCAGCAGCCGCCCATGATGCAGCCACCCGCCACCGTTTGACATGCCTGCCAAGAAATCCGAACCCGCCCCCGCTGTCATCCTTTGCACGCCCCTCTATGGGCAGCGCATGCACCTCACACCCGAGGAACGAGCAGCGGCCCGCAAACTGGTCTATGACAACCGCAATGACCCCGCGGTGAAAGCCCTGTTTAACCTCATCGAGCGCAAGGCTTTTGACATGCAGCGTGCCGGCATCGAGGCCGAGGCCACCGCGCACGATCAAGGGCAGGCCTGCGGAGCGCTTTACACCTATCAGGTGGCGCGGGCATGGCTGGAATCACCCCCGCAAGCGGCTGAGCAAGAGGGCTGAACGTCAAAAAGCGCCCGCAAACCGCCCGCACATCGGGGGCGAATCATGGGCAAGGCTTGAGGCGCAAGGGGGCGGAGCACTAAAGTGCGCTCCATGCCTGAATCCGCAACGCCTGCTGATGCCTCGAATGCCGCCGAAACACCGGCAGCCATCATCACGCCGCAAGACGCCACCGCCGAGCACATCGCCCGCGGTTTGAGTCCTGAGCAGGCCAAGGCCTTCCGCGCCATGCGCAAAGAGAAGAAGGCCAAGGCTGCCGCTGCTGCCGCGCCTGCTGCTGAAACGCCGACGCCTGCTGCCGCTGCTGAAGCCCCGGCTGACAAGCCTGCCGACAAAGCGCCCGAAGGCGAAGTCATCCAGTTTGATGCCCCCGAGGAAACGCCTGCCGCCGCGGCGGAGGAAGTGGCCCCAGAAATCACCGAGGAAGAACTCGCTAAGCTCGACGAGAAAGCCCGCAAACGCATCACCGAGGCCAGCAAGGAAGCGGCCAAGGTGCGCAAGCGTGCGCAGGAGGCTGAGGCCAAGCTCAAAGAGCACGAGGCCAAAGTCACCGAGCTGGAAACCAAACTGGCCGACATCGAGAAGCAAGGCAACGAAGCCGCCGTGCGATCCGCCGGGCTCGCTGGCAATGCCTTTGTCCATTTCAAAGACGGCCACGCCGTCGCTACTTGGGCGGAGAACGCCAAGGATGCTCTCGCTCTGCTCTCGTATCACGAGCGCGAGGTGAAAGCCGGTCGCCGCAGTGAAGACGATCCCGTCACGCACACCTTGCCCACCGGGCAGGAGATCGAGCTGCGTGCCTCCGATCTGCCGGTGTATCAGCAGCGCGTCACCGATGCGCAGCAATGGTTCACCCATGATGCCAAGGTCAGCCAGGTGCGCGAGTCCGCCACCAAGCTGGCCGAAAAGCATGCCACCACCAAAGGTTACAAGGAGGCGCGTGAAGCCTACCTCAAAGACGCCAACCTTCCCGCCCGGCTCGAAGAGCTGGCCGCCAAGGCCGCGCTCTACGACGTGCTGCAAAGCCGCCGTGCCGTCATCACTTTCCCGGATGCAGCAGGCGCTGCGACCAAAGCGCCCTCCGCCAAGGAGTCCATCCCCCGCCAAGACCCGCCGAGCGAAACCCGAGCCAGCACTCCACGCCTGGCATCGGTGAATGAGCACGGCTCTGACCTCGCGGCTCGCAAGAGCCTTCTCATGCAGAAGGCGAAGACGGCGAAGACCGAAGACGAGCGCCAGAAGTATCTCAAAGAAGCCATCAAGCTCGGGCCTGTGCAGCGCACGGCGCGTGCCGCCTGAGCTTCACCCCTCCGCGTGGAACCCAAACCATCAACTTTCTAGCATACCATGGCTCAAGCCCTTTCCTCCACCGTCCCTGCGATCCACGAAGATCTCGCCGACGAAATCGCTCTTCTCGACAACGAGAACACCATCTTCAGCTCCACCGTCCAATCCGGCGGCTCGGCTGAAAACTCCGTCTATTCCCGCGTCGCGGACAAGCACCTGACCGGCCGCCTTGGCGGTGTCGAAGAAGGTGATTCCGTGACCCGCGCCAGCGTGTCCAATCACTTCACCAACCGCGCCAAGATCTACGGTGCCGTGCAGCAAAAGCGCGAAACCTACGGCGTGTCCAAGCGCGTCGAAAAAGTCGAAAACACCGCCGGTGTTGCCAACGAAGTCGGCGAGTCCCGCTTCCGCGCTCTTGAGCGCTACAAGCAGGGCACCGAAATCACCCACCTGTCTGCGCAGCTTGCCAACGACAATGCGTATGCGCACGACGACGAGGGCCGCCTCGGCCAGATGCACCTCACCATGGGTGCCAGCGGCTACGTCGAAAGCTCCGCGCAGGGCACCGATTCCACTTTCCAAGTGGACAGCAACTATCGCCCCGGTGCGTCGCAGCTCATCAACGTCGCCAGCGCCTCGGCTTTCACCGAGACGAACATGCGAACGCTCCTGCTGGAGTGCCGCCAGGCCAAGCGCAAGAACGTCAAGCTGACGATGTTCGCAACGACGGACTTTGCAAACCACCTCGCCACGTTCTTCGACAGCGGCACGCTGACGAACACCGCCACGCCGATCCGCCGCTTCAACCAGGACAGCACGGATCACGAGATCACCAGCATGCTCACCGGCTACCGCACTGCGTTCGGCAGCCTCATGGTCGTGCCCACCGAGCACCTCAACGGCGTCCGCAATGCGGGCAGCCTCGCCGGTGCATCCACCACGAACACCTCCACCAATGTGGACGTGACCAGCACGGCCGGCCTGCAATCCGGCATGAAAATCGGCGGCACCGGCATCCCGGCGGGTGCTTACATCGCCAGCATCACCAACAGCACGCGCTTCGTGCTGTCCTCCGCGGCCACCGCCACCGGATCACCCACGCTCACGCTGGGTGATTTCGATCACGCGCTGGCGCTGGAGATGGAATACTTCTACGAGCTGCTCAACGGCCTCGAAGAAGTGGACCTCTCACCGGATGGCAGCGGCACGCAGGGCTATGTGGAAGGCTTCTTCAGCCTTTTCTGCTCGATGCCCGCCGTTCACGGCAAGGTTTACACCGCCGTCGCTTAACGCATCCCCGCCGGGCAGGCGGGTGAAGGCGCTCCTTGTTGTTGTTGTGACCGCATCGACGCACCCTTCCCCGGTTCTCACCTGCCTGCCCTGGCGGCCCCTTTTCCCATCTGACAGCGGGCAAGAGTGCCCGCGCTCCTTTCGTGATTTATGTGGAATCCTGACAAAGCACCGGTGCTTGGCTTTGAGAAGCTGGCCAAACGTGTGGGCCTGCACAAAGCCCGTGCGATCTTCGCCGCCTATCAGCGGAAGCTGGAGATCGACAATCATCACGCCGCCGAGCAGGAAAAGCGTGCCGCTGAACTGCGGCGCAAGCGTGGTCCCGTCGTCGTGCGCAATGACTTCGACATGGCGCCCGCGTATCACATCGCCCCGCTGACCTACAAGCAGCTTTACCGCAGCACCCTGGGTGAGCGCGGCTGCAAGGGCGGCGAGGTCTTCGATGATGAGACGATGCTCAAGGACTTCCTCAAACGGAATCCTGACTGCGCTCCGCAAAAGGTCATCACTGGCGACATCCGCAGCGGATGGACCGCCGCGCTGGAGCAGGCGGCCAAAGAGGGCCGCATGCACCGCGCCATGCAGTTTGCTAAGGTCAGCGTGCAACTTCAAAAAGCGGCACAGGAGGGCCGCACCGCCCTCGTGGCCTGACACCGCCATGGCCGTGCGTGAACACATCGCCTTCAACACGGCCTTTGAAGATGCCGTCCGCCCCACGGGCCTGCTCACGGCCATGAGCAGCAATGCCACAGTCAAAAGCGATCTGCTGGCGCTCTTCAATCGCAGTTACAAGATCGGCTACGAGCTGCCTTTCCAAAGCAATGTGTTTTGGGAAGATGCCCGCACCTGGGCGGAGATCACGCCGAGCAGCGGCCTCATCGCCTGGGATGTGCTGGGGGATGCCCGGAACATCGAAGTCTGGACCAAAGACCCGCGGGAGACGCGGCTCGCCAGCAGCGTCACCTTCTTCACCGACAAAACCGGCCTCGCCGTGAGCGAGGAACTGGAAACCGTGTGGGTGAGCTGGGTGCCGCGCATCTACAAATTCAACACGACCGCCTGGGCCACGGCCACCGCCTATGTCGTCGGCGATGTGCGCACCGTGAGCACCAGCGGCGAGTGCTATCGCTGCCTTGTCGGACACACCAGCGGCACCTTTACCACTGATCTGGCGGCCAGCAGATGGGTGCTCATGCCCGTGCTGGAGGTGCTGCACGAGTTTCTCATCCGCCACCTGCATGCCACGCACCTCCGCGAAACCGGCCAGGTGCAGACCGGTGTCTCCCTGCAAACCGCCGCCTTGCAAGACCTCCTCGAAACCCACCGCGCCGAGCTGCGGCGCAACCGCGAAACCCCCAAACCCTGATTTATTATGGACGCCGTTCGATCCTGTGACCTTCAATCTTCCACCACGCCAAGCACTGACGCCATCGCCACGGCCAATGCCACCGTCTTCACGCTGGCGCCCGGTGAAATCGGCTTCATCCAAAACCTTGATGATGCCGCGCTTGCCGTGAAATACGGAACCGGTGCCAGCACCACCAGCCTGCACCTGATCCTGCAAGCGGGCTCCGCCGCGGATGATGGCAAAGGTGGATTCGTTTACATCACCGATTACGCCGGTCCCGTCAGCGTGGCTGCCATGAGCGGCAGCCCGCGGTTCATCGCCTGGAAACGCGCTCATTGCTAAGCCCATGACGCCCCTGCTGCACAATCCTTCTCGCTTGATCAACCCGCTGGCCCGCCAGCGGTTCATCGGGTATGGGACGGGGATGGGGGGAGGTGGCTCGTTTACCGGGGCTCTCGATGCTTACACAACCAATCTGGATGCGGCGTGGAGCGTCAGCCGCAGGCTGCTCACGAGCTACTCGGGAGCACTGATCCGCGTGCGTCGCAGCTCGGATAACACGGAGCAGGACATTGGTTATGTCGACGCCACGGGGCTGCTGGACACGGCGGCCTTGCTGTCCTTTGTGGGCGCGGGGAATGGCTTTGTCTGCAAGGTGTATGCGCAGAGCGGTGGGAGCGGTAAAGATTTCTTGCAAACAACCGCGGCCTCGCAGCTCCGCATTGTCAATGCCGGCAGTCTGATCACCACAGGCACAAACAACCGCGTCATGGCGGAGGTGATCAGCGCCAGCACGCAGTTCATGGCCACGGCGGCCTTTACCGCGCTCACCGGCAGTAGCCTGACCATGAGCGCCTTTTTCCGAGCTACTGCCAACAGCCCGGCAGGCCGCTTGTTTGGAGGGGCGCAAACAAGCCAGAATGATTCCGGCATTGGTGGCTGGATTCCTGCCTATCTTGCCAGCCCTGGCATCAAATCATTTGATTCACCTGACAGGGCAACTTTAACGGTCAGCATGCCGGTGAACCTCAGCTATTCCTCGCTGAGCATCAGCACGGGTCACACGCTGCGCATTGCCGGCAGCAGCAATACCAGCAGCTTCACCCCGGCGGCCAAGAACATTCAGCACTGGCTGCTGTTCTGCTATTCGACCAGCATCGGGCAGTCCCACACCGGGGACATGTTTGGTGAGGCATCGACTTGGACAGCAAACCGCGACAGCGATCAGGCCGCCATTATCGCCGAGCGCAATACTTTCTACGGAGCCCCCTGATGATACGCTACGTTCCATCTTCCGCCGCTGAAACCCTGAGTGATGCGCTCTGGGCTCTGACCCGTCCGCCGCAGGTGAGGCAGCCGGAGGACACCTCCAAGATGTTCCCGTGGGTGGATGATTTGCAAGTGCCCTCCAAACGCTGGCTAATCGTGGACACCACGTTTACCATTCCCGTGCATGCCGAGGCGGAGCTGGATGGCATCGCGGACATCCTTCAGCCTTGGATTGATGCCGGGCAGCTTCCGGCCGATACGAACGCCACGCTTGCTGCCTTCATCGAATCGAAGCGCGGGCAGATGCTGACAGTGTATGACGCCTTTCCCCAGCTCTTCAAAGACCTGAGCAAGAGCTACGAAGAAATGATCTCCGCTGGATGGCTGGCGGTTCCCGGAGGTGCGCCATGAGCATCATGGAAGACAACGGCACTGAAATCATCCGCGTGGGCACCATCAATGCGTGGGCGTTCAAGATTGCGATTTGGATCGCGCCACTCTTCAGCCTGTGGCTGGTGACGAAGGTGCTGGCGCATGACACCGACATCGCCGTCCTGAAAATGCAGATGAGCATGAGCGGCGGCAAGGGCATCTCCCAAAGCGTGAACGTGGGCCAGCATGACAAGGCCGCTGCCGCTGCCGCTGCCGAAGCCAGCGCCAAGACATGGCTGACGACCAAGGACGTGGCCGCCCGTGAGGGCATCACGGAGCGCACGGTGATCAACTACATCGAGAACGGCATGATCGAGCCCACGCCGAGGAAGAACGGCAAGAGCTGGGAGATTGCCGCGAATTTCCGCATCGTGCCGAATGATTCCGAAAACTGCGGAGAGATTCCGCAAGGCCCATGACCCAGACCACTTTCGCACGCCGACGCCGCAAGGTGAGCGTGCTTCAGCAGAACATCGACAACCTCAATCTCATCCTCCATCCCATGAACAACATCCTCAAGAACTGGAAAACCTCGCTGATCGGCATCATCGGCATCATCGGCATCATCGTCTCCACCTGGCTGCCGGAGTATCAGACGCAGCTCGACAAAGCCGTCGTCATCCTCATGGGCCTGGGCCTGCTGCGTGCGGAGGATGCCAAGCCTGCTCTGCGCGGTCCGCCGACTTATCTGCACAAAATGCTCATCGGCATCTTGATGCTGAGCTGCCTTTCGCTGGTCTCCTGCTCGACGAGTGCCAGCGGGGAAAAGACTTTTCTCGGCATCACGCGGGATGGCTGGATCAGCGGCGGCAAGGCCGCTGTGATGTCCGCCGCGCCAGTGCTGCTGCAAGAGCGAGCCAAAACGGCCGCCAAGCAGCCTGTGAATGTGCAGCCCTGACCGACTGCGCCGCCGCCCTGTCTCCTGACCACGAGTGACGGAAGGGAGCGGGGCGGCGCTCCACCTTCTCACTCATCATGCTTCTCACCGCCTCAACGATCTACGGCATCTCCAAGGCCCTGCTGGCCTTGGGGCTCATGCTCCTGACGGTGTTCGGAGTGTTTTACTACGTCGCCAAAAAGCCATGAGCAAACTCACCATCATCCTCGATCCCGGCCACGGCATGGGAAACCGCAAGTCTGGCGTCTATGATCCCGGTGCCACGGTGCGCGTGGGCAAGGCCGATGTCACCGAGGCCGGCATTGTGATGGACTGGGCCAATGAGCTGAAGGTGCAGCTCGAAACGCTGAGCCACAAGGTCATCCGCACGCGCATCAATGCCAGCGATGTCTGCCCCATCGGCGAGCGGGTGAGCATCGCGCACAAGTATGGCGGCAACGTGCTCATCTCCCTGCACTGCAACGCCGCCAACGGGCAGGCGCATGGCACCGAAACCTTTTACCGAGGCGAGAAGAATGCCGCGCTGGCCCGTGCCTGTAATGCCGCCATCGTCGAGGCACTCGGCACCAAAGACCGTGGTATCAAGACCGAAGCCGCCAGCCAGCACGCCCGCCTGGCGGTGCTCAATTTCCCCGCCGCCTGCCTCATCGAGCTGGGCTTCATCGACCACGCGCAGGATCGCGCCAAGCTCGCCGACCAGCAGCTCATGCTGCTGGCCTGTCAAGGCCTGGCTGATGCCATCGTAGCCAACTGCACGCAAGCCACACGCTGAAGCGTGAACAACATACTTTTCTGCCATGCCCTCCGAAACCTACTACCTCCACCGCGATGGCCGGACGTTTCCCGTTCGCTACTGCACCTCTGCGCCCGCACTCATCACCGAGACGATCAAAAGCGCGGAGTATCAAAAGCTGTTTACCGATGACGGCATCGGCATTTCCAAGAAGGGCGATTTCGAGTTTACCAATCCGGCCGCGACAACCTATGACAACATCCAGCTTTCCAAGGTGGATCTGGCCGCGCAAAAAGGTGTCACGTTGATTCCATCGGGAGCCGTGACCATTGAAAAGCTGGGCACCACCACGGTGGATGGCAGCGGATCGAGCACCAGCCACACCAACGTCTTTGCCAGTGTGGCCGATTACAAGGTGGCCGTGAGCGACAACAAGAACCCGGACCAGCCGCTGCGTGTCGATGACATCGACGTCACCATGTGGTCGGTGGACACGGAGAAGAACACCGGGGCGACCCGCACGCTGAAGTTTCAATACCTGCCGGGCGACATCTTCACCAATGCGCCGATGCTGGGCTTTGATGACGACGCGCCGGACGCTTAACCCGCCCTGATTCATGGACGCCCTAGAAATCATCCAGTTCAAACCAGTGCCAAGCGTGGTGCCGGGAGAGCAAGGCCTGCACTTTGCCGTGCCGCTGAGCACGCTGCGGGACAAGGCCAAACTGGTGGTCGATAGCTCGACGTTTCTCAGCGCCGTGCAGAACCAGGTGATCCCGCATGGGCAGCATTTGGAGGCCAAGCTGGCCGGGCATGCGGTGAAAGATTTTGTCTTCAAAGGATGGCAGGACGGGCCGGCCGGTTACATGACGGCGATGTTTCATCGCCTGCTGACGGCTCGCGAGAGCAGCACCGAGCAGCGCACCTTGAGCGGCCCGGCCTTCAGCATGGAGCGCCCCTGGCCGAATGTGCTGGTGTATCTCGCGGCGCTGGAAGATCCGGATTCCACCTATGTGATGACCATCGGCGGGGAGGAGGTGGAGGTGCAAAAGCTCTTTGACCGCGTGTATCTCGTGCCGCAGGGCACCTACTCCAGCCCGGTGCGCCGCGAGGTGTATGTGAGCACGACGGGAAATTTTGCCCCGGCGCTGCTCGAAACGGATGTGCCAGTGCCGGGCCGCCTGCAATGGGCGCATCGCAATCTGCGTGGCGGGGTGAACTGCCTGCATCCGCGCTGCGTGTTTGAGGAGACGCAGCGGAACGCCCGCAAGCTCATGAACTGGGGCACCGTGCAGCGTCGCGAGCCCGGATCTGCCGGACGCCTCATCACCATTCCCGCTACCAATCACGTCACCTGGCAGGAGCACTGCTTTGATGTGAATGTGCAGCGCAGCGATGACGGCCAGTGGGTGCTCACGCGCCTCGTCGCCAGCCCGCCCAAAGGATTCAAAGCCGTCCGTGAAATCACATGACCCGGATCAACCAGCTTCTCACCCGGAGGCCGGTGGCGATCCACCAGCCCGGCGTGTCGTGGAGCACAGTGGCCGGCAAAGACCTCATCACACGCGTGCAGGAGGAGCCTGAGTTCAACGAGGATCTGCCGGAGCAGGTGCGATACATTGAAACGGGCACGACGACGACCACCACCACAACCACGACGACGGCCGAGCCCACGACCACCACGACCACGGAGGAAACGACTACCACCGAGGAAACCACGACAACGACCACCACGGAAGAGCCGACGACGACCACCACGACGACGACGACGACCACCACCACCACAACAACCACGACCACGGAAGAGACAACCACAACCACCGAGGAGCCCACAACGACGACCACCACCACGACCACCACCACCGAAGAGCCCACCACCACCACCACGACCACCGAAGAGCCCCCAACCACGACCACCACGGAAGAGCCATGATGCCACCCATTCCACCGCCTCGCGATTATCAGGAAATGAGCTGCTCCGCAGTGCCGTGGCACACGAGTTTCATTGGTCAATCGCAGCAGCACACCTACTGGCTGTATGCCATCGTGGATCGTGTGATGCGGGCGGTGCCCGAGCTGCGCGGCATCATTGAGCTAGGCACCGGGGCGGGCGCTTTGAGCACGGTGTTTGGCCTGTGGGGTGTCGAGCGTGGCATTCCGGTGCATACGGTGGACCAGGTGATGAGGCACAAGCCGCTGCTTTTGAAGCATTTGGGCGTGTGCTTCCACCAGCAGGACATCTTTGCGCCTGCCACACAAGGCTTGATTCAAGACGCCGCTGCCATGGGACCGTTGTGGTTGTTCTGTGATGGTGGTCGCAAGGCGCAGGAGCTGAAGACCTATGCGCCCATGCTGCCGCCGGGCAGTGTGATTTCTGCCCATGATCTGGGCGTGGAGTTTTCCCATGAACGCGATGCCGCGCCGCTGTGTGAGGCCGGGATCATCGAGCCATTTCATCCTGAATGGTGGATGGAAGGCAATGTGCAACTCGCCATCTATCGCCGCCGATGAAATTCACTGTCTCCATGGCCTGTTATGATGACTTTGACGGGGTGTATTTCACCGTCCAGGCGCTGCGGGCCTACCATGACATGACGGATGTGGATTTGCTGGTGCTCGACAACCATCCCGATTCGCCACACGGGGAGCGCCTGCGGTCCTTTGCCCCGCGTGCAGGCATGCGTTATGTGCCGGTGACGGATCGCGTGTCGAGCTGGGTGAAATATGATGCCATCCTGCATGCCGCGGGTGATGTGGTGATCGGCATGGACAGCCATGTGCTGCTCATGCCGGGGGCGCTGGATGCACTCAAAGCCTGGTGGCAGGCGCAAGCGCCTGGCTGCCGGGATCTGCTGACCGGACCAGTGATCTATGATGAACTGCAAGCGGGCAGTTCGCACCTGCTGCCGGAGTGGGGCAAGCATGACTTTGGCGTGTGGAGTCCGGTCCAAAAGCGCGATGCCACGCGGGAACCCATGGAGGTGCCGATGCAGGGCATGGGATTCTGGAGCGTGTGGCGCACGGCCTGGCCGGGTGTGCCGACGGGCATGGCAGGCTTTGGCGCGGAAGAGTGGTGCCTGGCAGAACGCATCCGCCAGCATGGCGGCCGGGTGATCAGCCATCCGGCGGTGCAATGGGGCCACCGCTTTGCCTGGCCGAAACGCACGTTTACCGTGTCGCTGGAGGACAAGGTGCGGAACTACTATCGCGGCTGGCTGAGTGTTTATCGACGTCTCGACCATCCGCAGATGCAGGCCATGACCGCGCACTGGCAAACGCAGATGCCGCCGGAAAAGCTGCAAGGCCTCATCAAAGAGGTTTGTCCATGATACGTTTTCATGATACATCTAGACTAAACCATTGCCTTTACTTATGAACACCGCCCTCAACGATTTCAACCGCCGCGCCGCTGAGTCCCTGCCGCTTTACTGGGACACGGTGAATGCCGCTCGTGGCAATGCGCAGAATGGGAGCAATCCCCTGGCTCCCCGGATGACAGCGACGCCGGGCGGGCTGATGCCGCTGAACTCGGTCATGGGACCGGGCGGGGCAATGCTGCCGGTGAGTGACGATAGCTCGCAGATGATGGGCGGGCTGGTGCCGTTCGGGGGCTTTCGGGCGCTGGGTGGACCGGTGATGCCGGGCCGGGCGTATGTGGTCGGCGAGCGTGGCCCGGAATTGATCATGCCGGCCGGGCCTGGCATGGTGGTGCCGAATGCGGCCACGACGGGCAGCCGCATCGGTCGCAGCCCGATGAATCGCCCCTATGCCGAGATGCCGGGCAGCGGCGGCAGTCTGGCGAATCGTCCGACGCGAGCGATTGGCCGCAGTGTTAATGATCCGCAGCGGGCGTCCGAGATGGCGGCGCGGCAGATGCGGAGTCGCGGAGATTTCGCGGGCGCGGCCAATGTGCTGCAACGCAATGCCCTTTTTGATGCCCGTCTCAATGGCATGCCGCCGTCCGCTCCCGCTGCGTCGATGCCTGCGCCCATGGCCCCGCCGGTGCCGGGGGGCAGGCTGGTGCCGGGTCGCAGTGCGGGCAGCATGGTCTGGCAGGCGGATGCGCCGCCGTCTTTACCCGCTCCCGGTGATCTCATGCCGGGCCTGGCTCCCGCGCCGCAGCGCTTGCCGATGCCTGCCGATACCGCTCCCGCGCCGCTGCCCATGCCGGAGCCGCTGAATCCGTTGCAGCTTGATCCGCTGGGCAACTACGTCAACCCGCAGCCCATGACCCCGCCGGGTTTTGGCGCGATGAATGACGCCCTGGGCCGCGCTCCCGGCATGTTCCCCGGCCTGCCGCAACCGCCGCCGGGGCTGTATGGGCCGGAGGCTCCGCCGCCGGTGGATTCGATTCCAATTCCGAACACGGACATGATGGCCCCCGTGTTTAATGGCGATGTCAGCCCGCAACCCCTGCCGATGAAGCAGCCTGACGCGCCGCTGCCTCCCGGCATGGTGCCAACGGAGGCGAATCGCGGGGGCATCACCTATCGCCCCAAGCAGACGGACACGGCCAAGATTCCCGAAGGCATCCAATACGAGAAAGATGACATGGGCCGCATCATTGGCGGCGTGTATCCGGCTTACAATGATCAGGGCAAACTGGTCATGCGCCGCATCGACATGGATGGCGATGGCAAAGTGAGCCCGGCGGAGCTTTCCGCCGCGCAGGCTGCCGGGCAAACGCCGGGCGGTGTGAAGTTTTCCCGCGTGAAGTAATCTTGAGCGCCTTTCCCTCATGCCGACCTACGCCCTCGAAAGCCCGCAGACCGGGCAGACCTATCAGGTGGAGTTTGACCGCGAGCCATCGCCTGCGGATCTGGACTTTGTGGCCAAGCAATTTGATGCGGAATGGTGGCAGCAGCAGGGCATCGAGCCCGGCAGCGCCATCACGCAGCAGACGCCGCTCGGCACCGTGGGCAATGCGCTCGCCAATGTGGGGCCTGCTTTGGCCGGCATGGTGGGCGGTGGCATGCGCTATCTGGACACGGCGGCGCAAGTCGTGGCCGATGTGACGGGCACGCAGCGCGGTGGATTGTTTGGCGATGTGGCGCGGCAGGCCGAAGGCATCGCCGCTGAAGGCGAGCTGCTGCGTCCGCTGAGCCCTGCGAATCCCATCGCCAGCACCATCGGCCAGGGCGCGGCGCAAGGCATCGGCCTCATCGGCACGGCGGCGGCCAGCGTGCCTGCTCTCGGTGCTCGTGGGCTGATGACGGTGCCTGCGGTGCTGGGCTTTGGTGCTGGCGCTGGCGAAGGTGTGCGCACGGGCGAGCAGATGGGCCTGAGCCCGGCGGCTCAAGTGGGCATGGGCACGGCCTTTGGCGCGGCGGAAGCGGCCACCGAGGCGCTCGGCGGCATCGGCGGGCGTTTCCTGCCATCGGGCGGCGGCGTGGCACGGCGTGCTTTGACGGGTCTCGGCAGTGAGATCATCGAGGAACCGGCGGCCGGAGCGCTGCAAGAAGGCATCACGAATGTGGCGGCGCTGCCCGTGATGGATGCGCAACGGCCCGGCTTTACCCAGAGCGGCTTTCAAGTGCCCGGACCACAGGGCTATCTGGAGCGTCGCGGCATGGAGGCACTCGGCGGTGCGGCCGGTGGCCTCGTGTTTGCGGGTGCTCAAGCGGCTGCTTCTTTACCTGCCAGTGTAAATGACAGGACTGCTACGCCCCCGGCCGATCAAACGGTGCCGGATGCCGGGAACGGTGCGGGTTCGACTCCCGCCGCTGGCTCCTCTGTTTCACCGTTGCCGGGCATCGCCCAGCGGGCGGGCACCGTGGATGTGCCGCCGTTGGTGCCGGGGCTGGAGGCAGAGGATCTGGGGCCGCTGACGGCGGTAGATGTGCAGGACTTGGAGGCCGCGGCCAATCCTCCTCTTCCTCCTACTCTTACTCCTCCTCCCGGTCTGCCGGACAATCAGACCATCGGACAGGGAGACAATCAGATGACGCCGCGGCAGCCGATTCTCGCGGGTGTGCCGGATCGCGTGGCGCCGTTCCGTGATCGGCCTTTGAATGCGGAGCCGCAGATGAGTGGCGATGTGATCACCGACCTGCGCATTCCGCGCAGCCCGGAGGCTATTGCCGAAAGCCAGCGCATCGAGCAGGAGCGGCAGCAGCAGATCGCGGAGATGCGGATGCTGGATGCGAAGGCCCGCGGCATGCCGATGATCCCGGACAGCCCGATGGGCAGCATGGACATTCTCGACTGGGCCAATGAAAACCCCATCTACCTGCCGCCCGGTTTCTCCGAAGATCGCAAGCTGCCGGAGTATGAGAGCCTGAAGCGCAACCCGCTGCCGAATTACTGGCGGCGGTTCGTCGCCAGTGGCAAGCAGGGCGGCAACCCGGACAGCGTGGCACAGCGTGCCTTTGATGCCGGCTTGATCGCGGAGCCGACGGCAGATGCCTACTTTGCCGCCGTGCAGGATGGCATCGCGGCGCGGAAGCAATACCGCGTGCAGTTCCAGCAGCGTGACAAGGCGCTGGCGCAGGAAGAAAAGCGCGTCGTCGATTTCGAGAAGTCGCAGACGAAGCTCGCCAAGAAACCGGATACGCAAGAGGTGCCGTTCGAGGACATCGTGCCGGGAGATCGCATGACGATCGACGGTGAAAACGCGGTGGTCAAAAACGTGGAATACAACGAGGACGGCTATCTCACAAACGTCGTCATCGAGGACGGCAAGCGCTTTGGCTTGATGCAGTTCGATCCGCAGAATCGCGGCGGCATCCTCGTGGATGAGTTCAAGCCGCAGCCCCGGCAGGCCGTCGAGGACTTCGCCCCTGCCGAGGGGGTAAGACAGCCAATGTCCAAGGCTCCAGCTTCAAACATTGCGGGGCAGGCTTCGAACATTCCAGCACAAGCTCAGAACATTCCAGCACAAGCTCAGAACATTCCAGCACAAGCTCAGAACATTCCGGCGGGTTCAAGTCCCGCGGCTGCTAGTGGATTTCAACAGCCCGACCACATGCGGCCTCGGTTTTGGAGGGACGAACAAGGCAACGTGCGCAAAGCCAAAAAGTATTTTTATGGTTACGCTGGCGGCGGTCCTGACAACACCATTCTTAATTGGATCAAAAAGCCCAAAAGCGACGTTTTGTTTCGAGGCACCGATTTGGAAACAGAGCAATGGATTGCCAGCCAAAATGGCGTGTGGCTGGATGCCCCTACACGCACCACCACCACAGCAGCAGCCACGCGACCAGCAGCAGCCACGCGACCAGCAGCAGCACCAGCGGCCACGCCGGGCCGGGGCGAGGGCGGAAGTGGCGGAGCAGGCGGGGCGGCATTGCTGGACGTAGCACCGAGCACCCGCCCCCGCAATCGCGGCGAGACAGCGAAGCCCCAACGCGACGACGTGCTGGCCGAGCTCGGCCAGGCCACGCGTGAAGGCGCGGCAAATCAGGCGCAGGGGACGCTGGGATTTCAGAACCTCGACACGTCTGGCCGCACGGCGGGATTTTTGAATGCAGACATTCTGGCGGAGGCCACGGACCTTTTGCGGCAGGGCATCACGGACTTCACGAACTGGAGCCGGGCGATGCTGACGCGGTTCGGTCGCGGCATCCGCGACTACCTGCAAGGCATCTGGCAGCAGATCACGAGCCCGCAGACGAATGCCGCGCAGAACGTGCGCCTAGGCCTGCCACAAGGCACGGCCCCGGTGAGCGTGGGGCAAGGTGGGTTTGTGGGCACGGGCGGTGCATCGAGCATTCCCGATGGCCAGGCAGAGACGCAGAGCCGTTTTGCCAGTCCGAATCAAACAGACAATTTGTATGATGTGGAGCCCGTGGAAGTGGCGCAGGCTGAGGGGCGGGCATGGCTGGCGCAAACCGATGTGGAAACGGCGCTGCAACTTTTTGAACGGGCTGTCGTGCCGTCAGGCATGACACAGGCACGGATGTTTTATGCTCACGCCGCGTTGATCAAGCAACTGGTGAGCGCTGCTAACACCGGCACGGAACTACAACGACTGCAAGCTGAGGCGCAACTGGATCGCGCAGGGCGTGCTTGGTATGGCAGGGAAAGCCAAGAGTGGGGTCGAGCAGGTAAAGCGCGTGCTGTGTCGTCGGCGGAACTCAGCAGCGTGGCCCCGATTCTGGCAACCAAGCAAATTTTGGTGGACCGTGCCGATGCGGTGATGAACAAGCGTTTTGAAGGCGGGGCGGGTGGTGTGGTGGAGAAGGTGAAGGCCATCCTTGAAAAGGCGGACATCGACATCACAGAACGCGTCGAGGCCATCCTCTCGGCGGTGATGGGGTCGCGTTTGCAGCCGCGGGTGACGCTGGCGCAGGCGGTGGCCGGGCTGGTGAATGGCAAGACGCAGCGGCAGCAGATGATCGACGATGTGGCGCGGGCGCTCATGCAGCGGGCGAAGAGTCGCGAGGTGAAGCCGGGCACGCAGACGGCGCTGGCCGCCCTCGTGGCGAGCCTGAAGCGCACGCTTGGCGCGGCGGTGAAGGGCGAGGCACTGAAGCCGGAGACACTGAAGATGGGCGAGCTGCTGGCCCGCACGTTTGTGGATCAGGTGGCGGAGGCTCCGCTGTTTGAGGAGGCGTGGAAGGCAGGCCGTGAGCAGGTGCGTGCGATGCTGATCGAGACGGGCCTGAGCGAAACGCAGGCGGAGAAGCGGCTGAATGAGCTGATGCCCGCCACGCCGACGGTGGCCTATGCGCCTGGCATGGTGAAACAGGCGGTGCAGCGTGGTTTTGAGCAGGCGGGCTATGGCCAGACGCTGACGACACGCATGGACCGCAGCGGCCAGCGGCAGGTGGATGTGCGGGCGGAAGCGCTGCGCAATCCGCAGAAGGCCATGGAGGCGGTGATGAAGGTCTGGGATGAGGAGGCCGATGCGGCCGGCATTTCACCGGAGGCCTGGGCGCAAGGTCGAGCACTGGCATGGAAAGCACTGGGCGAGACCATGCAGCAATGGCAGGCGCAGCAGCAGGCGACGCAGGCCAAGGCGGATGCGGCGGCGAAGGCGAAGCTGCTGGAGAAGGACAGCCCGGCACTGGCGAAGCTGCTGAAGTCGCTGAAGGATAAGATCGCTCCCGGCATGAGCTGGGCGGACATCTTCATGGACATGCCCAGCTCGCAACGGGAGCGGCAGCGGGAGATTTATCGTCGCCTCATGCTTGATGAGCGGCTGAAGGATCTGACGATGGAGCAGCGGTTGGATTTGACGAACGAACTGGACCGCGCCTGGCAACGGGAACGCAAGGCGGTGTTTAATCGCGAGCTGGAGAAGGCGGGCATCCTCGGCGAGAAGGACAAAGGAGATCGTGACAAGGTGAAGAAGGCGCTGCCGAAACTGCTGCGCATGATCAACCTTGGCATGTTTAACTCGGAGATGTGGCGCGAGATCGTGGCGCCGGAGTATGGTCTGAAGATGCTGACAGCGGCAGACACCGCGCAGCTTCGCGCCATGGCGGAGGCGGCGTGGAAATTGCCAGAAGGTGTGATCCGCAATCAAAAGCTCCGCGATTTGCTGAACGCGATCCAGAAGAAGACGGGCGCAAGCTGGGTGGAGGTGCTGAACTCCTACTGGACGGCGGCGGTGCTCTCCGGACTGCGCACGCAGTTTGATACCTGGCTGGCAGCGGTGAATGGCATGGGCACCAACCTGATGCAGATCGGTGGATTGATCGCTCGCGGCCAAGGCCGGGCGGCCATCGACGCGCATGCGCAGTGGTGGCGCGGGCTGTTTGAAGGGGTGCGCGAGAGCGGACAGATCCTTTTCAAGGGTGACACGAGCTATCTGAAGCGCTTTGGCGCGGATCTCAAGAAAGCGCTCGAAGGTGAAACATCGGTGACACCGGTGCCGCTGGGAGAGAACCTGTGGCAGAATGGCAACACCTTTCAGAAATACGGGCTGGCTCCGGTGATGATGTTCACCGGCCGGCTGATGGCGGCCGCGGACCACATCAACAACACGGCGACCACGCAAAGTGCCATCGCGGTGGCGCGGGCGCTGCATCCCGAGCTTTACCAAGGCAAGGTGGGCTTCACGGCTGCCGAGCGGGCCAATGCCCGAGCCCAGGCGCTGCGGGAAGTGACCGGCGGACGCGAGCCGCAGACGAGCGAGGAACGTGCCACGGTGAGCGCTCGTGCTCGCGAGATCCTGAACGGCAGCCTGCAAGCGGAGGACTACGCCGCCGCCAGTGAGATCGGCGACATGGCGGCCTATCAGAATGATCCGACGGGGATGTTCGGTTACATTTACAATGCCATGAAGCAGGGGCTCGGCACGATCCAGCGCGGGCTGAATGATTATGCGCAGGACGTGACGGCCAATCGCTTTGCCCGTGTCGCCGCAGGTGTGATGGCGGGCTCACTGCATGGCGTGACGGGCACGCGGTTCATGCGCTTCGGGGCTAACTTTGGCGCGGATATGACGCGCTACATTCCCGGCAGCTATGTGCTGGGCAAGGCAGGGTTTTACGGTCGCGAGGTGAGCCGGGCGCAGCAGGAACTGCTGCTGGGCAAGAACCTCGTGGGCCTGATGCTGATGAGCACGCTGGCGGCGGTGTTTCTGAACTCCGATGACGAGGATGAAGGCTGGCAGATCGAAGGTGATTGGAGCACGCTGAATCCGCAGCAGGTAAAGGAACGCATGGCGGCCGGCCTCGAACGCATGACGCTGTGGAAACGCGAGAACGGGCAGGTGCGCCGCGTGAGCTACAAGCAATGGCCGACGATGGGGCTTTTCTCCGTGGTCGGTGGCATGCTCGACGAGAAGCGGCACAAGCCTGCGCAGTTTGCCCAGCACGGCACGGCGGGCCATCTGCTGCGTGGCATTGCCACGGGCTACACGCAGATCAAGAACGTGTCAGCGGTGCGGAATCTGGTGGAGTTGTTCGGCGAGCCGACTTTCTCTGCGGATGCCGTCAATGGCACGATCGACAAGATGATCAAGACGGGCACCAACTTTGCGGGTGGCTTTGTCCCGACGCTGATCAAGGACGCGGACATCTGGACCGATCCGCGCAGCTTCAAGCCCGAAGGCGTGGCGGAGATGATGCTGCGCAACACGCCGATCCTGCGCAAGTATGTGAACGACGGCCGCCCGCAGCTCAATCTGCTGGGCGAAGAGGTGAAGCTGCAACGAGTGCCGTGGTCGCGTGCCTACACGAACGTGCAGAGTGCGGAGGCGCATCGCGTGCTCGGTGCCCTGCTGGCCCGTGGCCTCGCCCTGCCGATGCCGAGTGATGAAGTGAAGCTCTACCAGAACGGCGTCAAGGTGCCGCTGGAAACGCTGGGCCGCGAGGCGGTGTGGCAATACGAACGTGCCGTTGGCCAAGGCTATAAGGACTGGCTGAGCACCGACGGCGCGGCCCTGCTGACGCTGCCGGTGGATCAGGCGGAGAAGGCAATTCAACGCCGGGCCGAGACGATCAAACGCCAGGCGCTGGGGAGGGTGCAGCGGTGAGCGTTTCCTCGCACGATCCCAAAGGTGCCGCCGGTGCGCTGAAGCCGCAGCTTCAACTGCTGCCGCCGGTTTTTAACGAGCAGGTGGCCGGGGCGCTGAGTCTAGGCGCGGCCAAGTATGGGCCGTGGAACTGGCGTGAGCATCAGGTGGAACTAATGACCTACCTCGGCGCCATGCGTCGGCACATCGACCGCGTGCTTGATGGCGAGGATCTTGACCCGGAAAGCGGTGCTCATCACCTCGGCCATGTGGCCGCAGGCTGTGCCATCGTGCTCGATGCGGCGCGGCATGGCACGCTAGTGGATAATCGGCCAAAACGGTGATTTGACACGCGTGATACACTGGCGGCCATGAAAACCCTCTCCATCCTCGCCGCCCTCGTCGTCACCGCCATTGCCCTCTATGCCGCCGATGGCCAGCCGCCTCTGCCTACGGGCGGGCAAGTGGGCCGTTTCCAGCTTTGCCAAGGAACCAGCCCTCGGGCCAGTGCGGCCGGCCCGCCCACGCTTTACCGGATCGACACGGCCACCGGTCAAACATGGTCGCTGGATGCTGCCCCCATGATCCAAGCCGATGGCAAGCCGCCTCCCAGTGTCGTGGTCTGGCTGCCTGTTTGCGAGGAGGGAGACACTCTCCACAAAGCCGCCCAGCAAACGTGGGGCATCAATCGCTGAGCATGCTTTGTGGCATGCAGTGTGACATGGCTAATTGCTTATGTGCTCGAAGCCTTGATAACCAATGGAAAGCGCCGTTGTTTGCAGCGGGCTTAAAATCCGCTGACCTGCAAAGGTCTTCCGGGTTCGAGTCCCGGCATCGGCACTGGGGAAATGGAAGTGTGCGCAGGGGAATTGGGTGCTGAGTAGGTGGGTGAGCGGCTGCAAGCGTGGGTGTTTAAATGGTGAATATGGGTGAATATGGGGTTGACGGAGTGTGACGTGTGATGTTACAAAGTGTGACATGGACACTCAACAACGAATCGACTGCGGGTATTGCCCGGCGTGTAAAGCGGATCTTAAACTGGAGGCGGATGCGCGGATGCGGACGGGCTATGCGGTGGTGTGTGATGACCCGGATTGCCCGGATGGGGGTGGTGCATGGCTGGCGCAGGAGTGGCTGGTGCGGAAAGCTCAAACCTTGAACTTGCTGCCATGAGTTCACTGAAACGCAAGATTGCCGGGGTGAAGGTGCGCTTTTACAAGCGGACGGCGGGCTCGAATCTGAGCATGGATTTTGAGGTGGAGGGGGAGAGGTTTCAGGAGTCCACCGGGTGGCCGCATATTGCGGACGCGGAGCGGGTGGCGTTGCGGCGGATTGAGGAGATCAAGGCGGCGCGGCTTTCGCTGGGGGCGCAGGCGCTGGTGCGTGGCTCGATGGCGACGGTGGGGGATGTTTGTGAGGCGCTGATGCAGGGGGACAAGGTGATGGAGGATCGGACGCGGACGACTTACTTGGCGGCGCTGAAGCGGCTGGCGCGGGTGGTGGATGAGGACCGGCCGGAGGGGGTGCCGCTGGATGCGGTGCTGAATCGGGCGGTGTTGGAGCGTTTTGTGAGCGAGGGGCAGGGTCGCGAGGGGCGTGGAGTGAACTGGCACGATGCGCTGCCGGAAAATGTGGGGCTCAACTCGACGGTGCGGAATGCGTCGAGCGTGTTTCAGGAGCGGATCGTGGAGAGGCACTTGAAGGGGCTGCGGCTGCCGCCGCTGGAGCCGCTGCGGAAGTTTCCATCATTGCCGACGCCGCCGACGCATTTTGTGCCGTGGCCGGCGGAGAACCTGGCGGCGATGGATGCGGCGGCGCAGGTGCTGAAGGTGGAGAACCCGGAGCTTTACCTGTGTCATATCATGTTGCGTCGCTTGGGGTTGCGGGATGGTGAGCTTTTGCAGGCTCGCATGGCGTGGGTGCAGTGGAATGAGACGGAGGGCAAAGCCTGGCTGGATGTGCGGCCACGGGCTCCTTTGGGTGGGGAGCCGGGTTTTCGTTTGTTCAAGCATGGCAAGCCGCGGCGGCTTGCGCTGGATGCGGAGATCCAAGGGCTCCTGAAGGGGCGCACGGGCTTTGTGATTGCAAATGGTGCCAAAGACTCGCGGCGCTACGATTTCATTTATCGGGATCACTGCGATTGGTTGCGCCCGTTTGTGCCGGGGGATCGCAGCCAAGTGAACCATGAACTGCGGAAGCTAGGGGCAAGCGTGGTTTATACGCAACACGGGATTGCGGCGGCGGCGTATTTCTTGGGAGATTCCGTGGCGACGACGGAGCGGTATTATGCCGCGTGGATGGGCGAGGCTCCGGTGGTGGCGTGGTGAGTTTCCGGTTTTGCCGGTGCTATCCACTTCGTTCGAATTATTCATCATTCCAGCACTGACAGCGCGGATCATCGTTCCCGCAGTGTCGGCAAAAGTTGCGCATGATTTCCATGCGTTCCTCGTCTGACAGCATCTGCATGGCGGCAACAATCTGCTCAATTGTTGTTGGCAAATCCGAATCAATCAATTGCGGTTTTGGTGATTTTGCCATGATGTTTAATGGTTGATTATGGTCATTTGGGAGCGCCCTGAATTACGGCATTGGATGGGATGGCGGAAAGTATTTCCGCCTCGATGACGGTGCTGCTTTGCTGTTCGAGGGCGGCTTTGGCGGCGGCGGCTTTGGCGCGGGCTTCGGCGAGGCGATCCTGGGCGCTGAGGGTGACGACGGCTTTGATTTCGGTGGGCATGCCGTTGAGGCTGCGCTCGATGTCGTGGGACATTTTGGTGGCCATGCCGACGGACATGAGATCGGACTTTTTGGCGTCGGGGATGAGCTCGGCCATTTTGCTGGTGCCCTGAAGTCGGGCAATGGCGGCGTTTTTGGCGGCGAGGTCGGCGAGCTGCTCGATGCTGAATTCGGTGCGGATGAGGGCGGCGATGGTCTGGCGGGACTTGTCGATTTCGAGGGCTTTGAGCTCGCGCTGGAGGTCGGAGATGGAGGTGATGCCGTGCTGGGTGATCATTTCGATGCAAACGGCGTAGGATTCGGGATCGTTGGACTTCCAGTTTTTGGCGGTGTGCTCGCGCCAGGCGTCGATGGGAC